ATTGAACACTTGAGGCAATCAATCGCTGACATTTTGCTTACCCCAATCGGCTCACGAGTTTTCTTGAGAGAGTATGGTTCCGACCTATTTAACTTGATTGATGCGCCCATTAACCGCCGGACTATCGCCTCCATTATCAATGCAAGTGCAACGGCGATCGCCCGGTGGGAACCGCGATTAAAATTGGAGGGAGTAAAAGTTTTGAGCGCGGGGCAAGGTACTTTGAGTTTAGATATTTCAGGCACTTTGGTAGAGTCGGGTTTGGCAGTTAATTTTTTAGTTGGGATTTAGCCTGTGTCTTCCGAACTTTTTGCTAATTTACCCCTCCCTCAAACCGTAGAATTGTTATCCTACGAAGTTATTTTTGGGCAGATCCTAGCAGAATTCCAAACCCGTAACCCCTCTTATTCCGCTTTCGTAGAGAGCGACCCGGTGATCAAATTGTTGGAGGTTGCAGCCGCTCGTGAGCTTATTCTACGGCAGAGAATAAACGACGCTTTTCTATCGACTTTGCTTAGTTCTGCGGGAAGTGGCGACTTAGACAATCTCGCGGTGTTCTACGGTGTTACCCGGCGCTTGAACGAAACGGACATTGAGTTACGCGATCGCACTATTTTATCTACGCAAGGATCGTCAGCAGCAGGCGGTAAAAGTTGGTATGAGTATCACGCCTTAACCGCGTCATCCGATGTTCGGGCGGCAAATGTCACCAGCCCCATCCCTGGTAATGTTCAAGTCGCGATTCTGTCTAAAATTGGGAATGGCGTGGCGAGTGCTGAACTGCTCACAGCGGTTAGGGGAGTTGTAGCAGCCGACAATGTTAGGGTGCTAACTGACACTTTGGTAGTAAAAGGGGCGGCTTCCCTTGTGGTCAACATCACCGCTGAAATCACTTTTTTGCCAAATGCGATTTTGACTGTCTCTGATCTGGATTTGATTTTAAGGGTTGCTTTTGTCAAGGAGATGGTCATGGGGCGCGACTTAACTTTGAGTTGGATCAGCGCTGTGCTGTCTCCTTTTGGCGGGGTGCAAAAAGTAAGAATCGTTACCCCGATCTCTGACTTGATTGTGGCTGGCGATCAATTTGCGGTGATTGGAACTCTGATACTAATTGATATGGGGAGAGGCTATTGAGCAGAAATGTTTATGATCTGTTGCCTGATAACGCCTCAACTTTGGAGCGTGATTTAAGCCGTAGCATTTCAGTTCTGCCGCGAATCGAAAGCTTTGTTCCTCCGATTACATCTCAAAAGTTAACCAATATTCCCGACTCGGTTGTCTTGCACTTGATTTATGAAAGGGGGCTAGGTGAAATTCTCCCTTACTTTGCCGATTCCAGAGACGCTTTAGAGCAGGGTGTAGCTTGGCAAAGGATTCGCGGCACTCCCCAAAGTTTGATCACGGCGTTGAGTTGGATCGGGATTACGGCAACGATCGATGAGTTTAATGCGGGCTTGGATCGTTGGATGTTTTTCGAGCTGGACCTCGGTGTCAATTTCCTAACTGACGATCAATTTAGAAAAGTTTTAGCGATCGCTGAAATTGCAAAACCTATTCGCAGCCGTCTCGATAGAATTTATGGTTTATATAATTTCAGACGTTTTCGATTAAATATTTCATTCCTATCTGGTGGAGACTTATTAAGTACCGATTCGGGCTTTACATTCGATGATGGTGACGGGGTACAACAAAGTTTTGGCAACTCACTCTCTGTCTATTTGGAGGTTGTACCCCCCGTAATTGAGGCGATAATCACTACTGTAGAAGTGAGTGATGATTTGGCAACGCTCTGGTTTATGGACGATTATCAACCGGGATGGGAAAATAATTTATTATGGGGTCAATACCTCTGGTCTGGAGCCGGACTGAATTTCACCGTAAGCGCAAACATCGGAGAATACTAATTGTCACTTGTCACCGCCATCCTCCCCACGACCGGGCGTGTAGCTATCTCGCAAGCGATCAAAAATTTGACCGCTCATTTAGCGATCGGGCGCGGTAATGCAGTTTGGACTACCCCCCCGGTTCCGAGCGTGAGTGCGACGGGGTTGATTGATGAGATAGCGAGACGGAGAGCAACCGAGATAGGATACGTCATTCCCAGCCCAACTGGTGACATAATCACCCCAAATGGCGCGTATGTTCGGACTGCAACGGTCACAAGATTTTTGTACTTTCGTTTCGCTTTTGAAACTTCTGAGGCTTTGGGACAGACCATTCGTGAACAAGCAATTTTCTTAAATACAACTTTAGCTGTAGGTGTCAGCGAATCGACTTTCTACCTATTGCCTGCTCAAGTTGCTAGCCAAGGTTTGATGCTAGTTTTACAAAATAGTGCGCCGATCGTTCGCAGCCCAACGACTCGAAACTTTTATGAACACGTAATATCCTTTTAGCAGATAATTTATGGCACTTAACATTACGCTACCTGGATATTACGATCGCACCCCAGAATTCGACGCGGCGGGTTATGAAGATTTGCTTTTCATTGCCTCTCGTGCTTTGCAATCGTCGGAAGTAAATGAAATCCAAACGGCACTCCTCAACCGATTTACAGACGTACTAAGTTTCGTATTCAGAGATGGCGCGGTTTTATCGGGTTTGCCACCCGTCGTTGAGGAGATCAATGCGCTGACTTGCTCAGTTATTTTGCCGCCTACTCTTATATATATAGCTGGTAAAGTTTATTCCGTCCCTGAGGCTACTCTGACTTGTTCTAGAGTTGGGGTTGTTCCGATTGGAGTCTGGCTACAAAAAAGTGTGGTTACGGCTGACACTGACGCACGGCTGAGAGACCCGGCTGTAGGCGCGAGAAATTTCAACGAAGTCGGCGCGGCGCGGGTAAAAACTCAGATATTTTGGGCGATCGCTGGCACTAATTTTTATTCGATCTATACCCTAAATAATGGTGCGATTGTAGACCAGACACCGCCTGCCTTATCAAATACTTTAATGCAGGTGTTTCGTCAGTATGACTTTGACGCAAACGGCAGCTACATCGTCAAAGGGCTTCAAGTGAGCGCGATCGATTCTGTACCAGGATTTGTAACTTTCTCCATCTCAGAAGGCATCGGCAACACAAGGGGATTTAAGACAGACAAACCAACGGGGACGCGGGTAATTTACGCGAATGATCCTGACCTTGAAACCGTGCAATCGGAACCCAAAACTTTTACAGCTATAACGGGCGGAACCACCGCGATCCAATTAAATCGATTCCCAGTGCAATCGATCGGAACCGTAATCATTACTTACCAGGTGACCTCCACCCTTACGAAGGGCGTGGCGAATGGGATGGACACACTTCCTCAAGTGTCAATCCTTAATATCCAATCGGTTGTTCAGGGCGGGACGACTTACGTTCAGGGAACTAGCTACGCCCTAAATGGGGATAAAGTTGACTGGGCTTTAGGCGGGATCGAGCCAGCCCCCGGCAGTAACTATCAGGTTACTTATCAATATTTAGCGGCGGCAACTCCCACCGCAGTTAACCTAAATGCTGGCAGTTTTAGCATCACGGGCGGGGTGCAAGGTTCACTTGTCATCACCGATTACTTATTCAAATTGCCTAGAAAAGATAGACTTTGCCTTGATACCAATGGAAATATCGCGAGGGTAAAAGGGATTTCTAGCCGATTCGTAATCAATCCTCCAAACGTACCCGATACTTTGCTCTCGTTGGCTACGGTCACTTATGGCTGGATTTTGAACCCTACCGTCGTCAATGATGGCATCGTGGCTATGCCCTTTTCTGAGTTGCAGGCGATAAAAACATTGCTCCTAAATGTGTTTGATTTGCTAGCCCAAAATACGCTTTTAGCGGATATAGCTTTGAGGGAGCCGTCCGCCAAGAAAGGCTTATTTGTTGATCCTTTTTTAGATGATTTGCAACGCGATCAAGGGGTAGTGCAAACAGCCGCAGTTTTTCGCGGTGTTGCCCGGTTACCGATCGCAGCTAAAATCACAATTCTTGTAAACTTCCCAATTCCTGCGGATTTACTCCTGCCTTTTTTGTGGGAAATAATTTTTGAGGTACGCCGCGGCCCA